ATATTACCTCTGAAACCACTATATATCAAGTCAATCCCGCGATATAAACTACACAAAGATATTCCAAATTTCTCGCCCTGCATTGTATCAATTATGGCGTAATCCTCTGGGGTTAAAATCCCCATCGACAGCATCCTTTTTGCCTGGATCATAGATGCCAGGTAGCGTTCCAGTCTGGCACGGTAATCATCAGTCACGGGCTTCACGCTCCTCTCCGAAGCGGTCAGAAATGTAGCAGTTGTGACTGCAATATTTACGCTCTTTATTCCCGTATGCGGTGAAAGGCTTACCGCAGTGGGCGCAGGTGTAGGCATAAACAGCTTTCCGATCCACGCAGTCTGGGTGGCTGTTCCACCAGGCAGTCCGGCAGGCATCCGAACAGAACTTCCGAGGTTTCTGCTTGGGGATGATTTTTATCAGCTTTCCGCAGTGCTTGCAGGCAACCGTGTTCTTTGCCGCATCACCCAGACCGTTGCGGCGGCAGAATGAGCGTACTGTATTATCTGAAATACCGAGCATTTCACCGATTTTTACATAACCGATGCCCTGTAAACGCAAGGTTTTGATTTGTTCTTTCTGCAAATCCGTCATAGCGGGTTCCTCCAATCCGAGGGGTTTCCTCACTACCCACTGGAGGTGAATTTGCCGTTTGGCCGAAAAACAACACGGATTTTTGAGCAAAAAAATAAAGCCCACCGAACCGCTATGGCTCGATGGGCTTCGTGGTTAGTTAGGGATCTTCAGCTTCCAACCGCTGTAGATGACATTGGACTTCAGACCATTGAGGGTCTTGATTTCGGGGTATCGGCTGCCTTTGCCCAGATACAGGGCGGCAATATCCCAGAGGGTATCACCCTTAACCACCGTATGGATGCGGTAGTCGCCAGTGCCGGATTCGGTTGCACCCTCCACAGGATAGATGGCCACACCATCATTGGTGAACACATAGGTGCCGGGGTTCTTGTCCGCAGCCGCCTTTGCATTGGCAAGGACGCGGTAAGCACCCACCTGGGACTTGCTGTCCTTCCAGGCTTTACGCACACGGTAATAGCCGGAAGTCAGCTTTTCAGGATAGGTCACCACAGGCTCGGAAGTGTCCTCTGCATCCTCGTTGGTATCTGTGGCAAGCAGAGCCTTGACCTCGGCACGGAAGGTATCCATGCTCTTGCCATGCTTTGGGAACCAGTGCATCACATCACCGTGGTTGGATGCGATGCCCTGCTTGTAGCCCTCGGAGTGGCAGATGATGTTCTGCTCGGTCAGACCATATTCTTTGCAAAGGTAGGCACAAAGTTCGATGGCCTCACGGTACACCTTCTGGAAATAGGTGTAGTCCGTAAGACCGTCCTCGCAGATTTCAAAGCCGATATGGGTGTTGTTGGCGCTGCCTCCGGCGTGCCATCCACGATGATTCCAAGGCAAACATTGGTAAGTGGCGATAGTGCCGTCGGCCAGTTTGCCGATGAAAGCGTGGACGCAGACTTCTCTGCCGCCAGGGTGATAGGTGTTCCAGTGATTGCCGTACTGGTTTTCACCGAGCAGACCGTCATTGGGACCCACATAGCGTTTCAGATTGGGGTTGTTCGCCCCGGTGGAATGAACCATAATGCCCTTGACGGTGATGGTTCTGCCTGCCTTATAGCAAGCGTTTTCTGTAAGAATCAGCTTATGCAGATTCATCATCGTCACCTCCTCGCTCGTGAAGCTGCTCCAGGACTTCCTTCAGCTTTTCAGGGATAGGCAGTCCCAGATGGGCAGAGTTCTCCAGAATGCTGACACCCTCATTGGACAGGTAGAAGAAAATGACTGCGGTTCGCAGCACTCCACCCTGGCCGAGGACATAGACATCCACAATGTTGCCGATGCCCACAAGAGTGAAAATCAGTACCTTGCGGCAGATGCCTTTGAAGCCAATGGAACTGGAGAGGTTCTTGTCAGTGATGGCGCACATGACGCCGGTGATGTAGTCGATCACCGTAAAGGCGATCAACGCATACAGAAAGCCGTCCACACCGCCCAGGAACCATCCAAGGAAGCCGCCGAAAGCGGTGAAAGCCAACTGAATGCCAGTCCAGATTTGTTTCATAGCGTTGTCCTCCTATAAGAATTTTTTGATATGCAAAAGGGCCTCTGCCACGAAAGCAGAAGCCCTATATGCCTTATTCAGTTTGTTTGGGCAGCCACTCCCATACGCGCATATCCTCTTGTCCGAGGGACCACATACACATCCCTCGCAGTTTCCATCGGTATGCCGCCTGGTTTGCCCAATAGATGAGGCTGTCCACATCCTGGTAATACAGAATGGAAAAGCCATCCGAGTCCCCAAGGAACAGTCTGGATATCCAGATGTTGATGTCCCTGGGGATTATTTTTGCCGTATAGTCATTACCGCACTCAAGCGGCATGATGTGGGAATGGTAAAATTCATAGTCCAGAGAGATGCTTTCGCTTCTGGTGGACGATTCTTCCACATCACTGGTAAGCGTGAAAACCTGGAACTCTTCATCCCAGGTGCAGTTCGAGCGTTCAATTCTGCCGTAGGAAGTTTCAGTGCCATCCGGCATAATGACATCAAAACGCTCATACGGCTCGTATGTCCAGGCATCCCCCAGACGGAGCAGTTGACAGTTGACAGGCTTATCCGAGCGGATGCCCGCATACCCGCTGCTACTGCTGACCGTAGCCGTAAAACGAAGCGTGTACGAGGTGGACGAATAAACCCTCACCGTATTTCCACGCTTGCGCATCTCAATGGTATAAACACTTGGATTGGAGCGGAGATCTGCCTTTGAGGTCTTTGCATAGGATGCCGAGTAGCTTCCCTTGAGCGTTGACCCTTCGTAGAGTTCCAACCGCTGCGTATCGTAATTGATGCACAGAAACAGCGAACCGAGGAAGATGCCGGACTTGCCACCACCATCCGGTGGGATGATGATCTGCGCACGGAGATGGATGTCAGAAAAGCCATTATAGTTCCAGGCAAGCTGACCGTAGCCCTCAAGCTGCGAGTATGGGCGGTTGGCATCGCTGTTGGGGTCTTGCCACACATCCCACTCGCCGGAGAGCGTTGTCCAGTAGCTTTCCGGGATCTTCTGCTCATCACGAAAGTCCTCATACCATACCAGTGCGGAGTCCGGCTTTCGGCGCAGCATCTCAAGGGTCAGCTTAAAGCCAGTCGCCGGTCCCACCATATCGCCGTTGATGTCCTTGAACTTTCGTGGTGCAAGGGTGTATTCCGCATCACCTGCAGTGGGCTCTTCAGAAAAGTCGGTGCAGACACGGAAACCATAAAACTGTACACCGTTCACACCTACGGAGATTTTCAGCGTATGCTCTCCGGCAGTGAGATTTGCACCCTTGGCGAGGGTTGCCCAGAAAGTGGTTCGCCAGTACGGCCACCATAGCCGATTCTCGGAAAAATGAACCATGCTGCCATCCAGGGAAGCATAAATGCTGTTTTTATCCCAGAACGGATAACACAGCCGGACTGCCACATCGTAGGTGCCGTCCTCATCAATGGTGAACTTATAGGTGGCAGAGCCGTCCTCTCCCAAGGTCACAAGTGTCTTGGAAACCGAAACAATGCCGGAATAGCTGTCCGGCTCGGCATCGTGGTCGATAAGGATTTCTCCGAAATCTGTCTTTTGCTGCTTGGCATAAGAGGTCAGATAGTTTCTGCGATTGTAGACCTCTGCCATCTGGGGATAGTTTTTTGCTGTGGCATCTCTGCCTTCCATGTAGTCATACACATGAGGGAGCGCCCACGGGCCCATATCATAATCGTCCCAATAGGAAACGATGGGGATGAATGGCTGCGGAGGAGCATCATCGGTAAAGTTGTAGACACCCTGCATCCAGTATTTCGCGGCATAGTAGGTATGAGAAGTTCCACGGTAATACTTACCCAGATTCTCTGGGGTGTCATAGATCTGCCAATTCCACCCGTAGGCGGGCATACCGAGGAATACCTTATCTGGATTCATCACCTGCACAGCATAATCATATACACCCTCAAGCCAACTTCGAGGAGAGACGGGACCGGGAGCAGAACCCGCCCAAGCCATACCGTAACTCATGATGGATGCGGTATCGCAATATTGGTCGAGGTCACCATATACGCACCAGTTCTCGCCACCGACCGAGCCGTTGACCGAAGTCATGCCCGGCAGACAGATATTCATTTCCTTGGTGGGGTCATAGGCTTTCACAGTGCTGTAGATATGGGCGAACATTGCGGTGGATGCTTCGTGGGTGGAGTAATCGTCACCTTTTTCCAGATCGATATCCACACCGCTGCACCACGGGTATTTCTCCATGATGCGGACGAGTTCAGAGCAGAAAGTGTCCTGTGCGCCGTCTGTGTTATCACGCAGGGCTTTGAAGATAGAGTTAGCACCGTCGTTGGCAACGGTGAGCAGCCAACGGATGTGGGGCCATTTGTCGATATAGGTCAGCATATTGCTGATAGCAACACCGCTCTCGGTAATCATCCCCGTGGCATCTACTTTGAAGGAAAACAGACCGATGGTATCGATGCGGTCGCCGTAATCACGCAGGGCTTCGTACATACGGGAGTTACCCATGAATGTCCAGACCATGATGCGTTTGCCTTTAAGTTTATCCATCAGATTGCTTCACCTCCATCTGTCATCTGCTGCAATTCAAAAAGCACCCTTGCAGACTTTCCGGTTTCCAGGTTGACCCTGTGTTTGGAGT